CTAAGACGAGTTTGTCACCTGACTGCCGCCACGTCTAATCCTCACAGTCGGAACGGCCTTCTCCCTTGGCGAGATGATCAGCTCGGCTGCCACCTTTCCCGCCCCGGATTTGCTGTCCATCGAATAGGTCGTGCTGACAGGAGACTGCTTGAACCTATCGAAGATCGTCCGGATCTCCGGCGTGTCGTTGATCGAGAGCAGAAACGTTCCCTTCAGCCCGGCCAGCAAGTCCGCCAGCTGCTCGAAATCAGCCTTCTCGAACATCCCGCGACCGTAGTCGTTTTCACAGTTCCAATAGGGCGGATCGAGATAGAACAGCATCCCTGGCCGATCGTATCGGCGGATGAAGTCCGCGTATGGCAGGCACTCGATTGTGACGCCGGAGAGCCGGGAATGAAGATCCTCCAGCATCGGCGCCAACTTGGTCAGATCGAAGCGGCTGCCACGGTCTGAAGACACCCCGAAGTTCTTGCCCGAGACCTTGCCACCGAAGGCCGTTCGCTGGAGGTAGAGGAACCGAGCCGCACGTTCGAGGTCAGTCAAGGTTGCCGGGTCGGTGTCGACCAGGCGGTTGAATTCCACTCTGGTAGCGATCGACCATTTGATCATGTCCATGAACGGCTGATAGTGCCGCTGGAGGATGCGGAAGAACGTCGCGACCTCCCGGTTCAGATCGTTGATGAATTCCGCTCTTGGGATGCGGGTCCGCCGCAGGAACACTCCGCCCATTCCAACAAAGGGCTCGGCATATCCGGTGTGTTCGATTTCCCCGATAAGGGCCACCAGGCGTTTGGCGAGATTTCGTTTCCCGCCGATGTAGGGCGCGACTGGTCTCACCGCCGCAACGTCTCGTATCGACTCCATCGTGTATTGATTCCATGATCGCCCCGCCGTGGTCCACGGTGGCGGGACGGCCTCGACTAGGCCGGTTAGGGTCGTGCGAGGTTCCTTCTCGCGGTTCAGGCTGCTCCAACAGCCTGACCCCCGCCGGCCTACCTCGGCCGGCAGGGAAAAACCTTCAGCTCTATTCCGGCTTCGGCCAGGCGATGCCCGTCGAGGCGGCGAGGATTCCGGCCTCGTCGGTAGCCGCGTCGATCGCGGCCTTGGCCACTGTGCGCAGACCTTCGATCTCGGCCGAGGTCGTGATCCAGAGAGAGCGGCGCGCCAGGATGACGGTCATTACGCCGGCGAGATCCTCGGCCGTTGTGCCGATCTCGGCGGCGAGGTGCGGATAGTCGTTTTCGTCCGGTGTGCCGGCGGCGTCGATCACCGCCTTGCAGGCGAGCGCCTCGTCAGACTTCTGCTGATAGACCATCTGCTGGCCAACCGCCTCGGTGATGTAGCGTTCCCGCGCGGCGCCGGCCTGGCGATCGACCAGGTGCTTCGCGATTTCCTTCTTGTCGGCCAGGCTGGACGCGGCCGCGACCGGATTGTTGGCGCGCATCAGCTGGAGCTGTTTGGACTTCTTCATGTTCAGGCCTCCACATCCATGATCGCCGCATGCCAGCGGACGGACTTGTTGTTGGCGCCGCGCAGCCGGTAGCGGATCGTCTGGTCCCCGCTGCCGGCGAATTCGAGGTCGCCGTAGATCTCCCAGTAGCCGTCGATCGTCTCGCCAACCTGCTCAACGGTCACGGCCTCCCAGCTCGCCCCGTCATCGAGCGAGAGATCGACCAGAACGTCGGTGTTCAGAGTGATCGAATCGACGGGCTGGACGATGCCGGAGAAGTAGCCAAGCGTCGGCTCCAACGTCGCCTCGATCGCTTCGGAGACGATCACGTAATTCTCGGGGTCTCCCGTCTCGGTGAATGAGATGTCGTCGAGATCGATCGAGCCGTTTCCCGCACCGATCTGGAAATGGACGGTCTTGCCGGTTCCCGACCCGGCGAAGGTGTGAACCACGGCGCCATTGACCTCGAACGTCACCGTGCCGTCTTCGGCCATCTTGAGTTTGCAGGGTTGCCCGATCGGCGAGACCGCATAGTTGGCGGTGTAACCGGAAACAAGGTTCGAGCTGTTGCCGTAATCGTAGACACGAAGGTCGCCAGCAGTCGGATACCAGCGAACCGTCCAGGTCTTGCCACTGGTCGCCGCGGTCTGGATACCGGTGTTCTGGTTGAAAGACCCCGAGGCCGTCGCATCGAGGAAGGCGACCCATCCGTCATTGGCCGACCAGGTCCAGGTGACCTCCGTGCCCGGACCGAACGTGCCGGTCGTCCAGATGCCACGGTCAGTGGCCGGCGAGATCGTCACATCATCGCCCACGAACGTGAAATCGGCGACCGCACCGGAATACAAGCCGCCGGCGCTCGGCGTGATCGTGATTCCGGGGTTCTCGAGGTAATCGCCCGCGGCGTTGTGTTCATAGCCGGAGCTGGCGCCGGTGTCGATCTGCGAGGTGTCCGCGAAGGGATCGACCAGGGCGTTGACGATGCGCTGCGGATTGGCCGCGAGCATGGCGTCTTTCATGCTGTTGACCAGGATCAGCTTGCGCAGAGCCTCGACCGACTGCGTCGGGATGATCGACGGGTCGAGCTTGCCCGTAGCCGAGAGCACCTCCGGCACGTTCGTCGCCGAAAGTCCGATATTCCGGTAGGCAGCCGTACCGAGAGACTGCGCGGAGATGGCCGCGGCAATCAGAGCCTGGACGGCTGTCGATACCTGGGTGAAATCCGCCTTTGCCGGCGTCAGCCCGGCATCCACGACGAGCTTGCGCAGCTCCTCGGTGATCATGTTGAACCACCAGGCCTCGACCGGCGTCGCCGGCGTCGAGGTGCCGGGGTTGCCCTCGGTGAAGAATCCTTCCGTTCCCGCTGACGGGACGGCGGGAAGACTGCCGGCGATATCGGCGTTGTCGATCCGGAACATGATTAACCTCCGTATGCAAACTGGACGATGGTGTGAGCTGGCTTGCGCTGGTTGATGGCGCATTCGAGGGTCTGGTTGCCCCAGCTGCGTATAGGCTCTCCGGCGGCCGATAGTCCGGCGCGGAATTCCCTGATCGTTGTCTCTGGGGCGTTCACCTGCCAGACGAACCACCACTCCTCGCCGCAGCAAGGATCCCCGGCCGAAGAGAGGCCGGCGCGGAACGGCCGGAACTCGGTGATCGTGATCTCGTAGCCAAGAGCATTGGCGAGGGAGATGAAGAACGCGCGGGACTGTCCGCCGCGGGCCGAGAGTTTCGCGACGACAGCGGCGCGGCGGGCCTGCAGCGTGACTGCCTCGTCGGCCGAGCACGGATCCGGCAGCCCGCAGACCCGTTCCCAATCGGTCAGCAGCTCCGTCGATGTCTTTGGGATGCATTCATCGATCAGATCGACAGCGCGGTTGTGCGTGCGAGCCAGTGACCGGGAAAGGCCGCTGACCAGTCCCGACAGCATGGAGGTCTCGTCAGTCGGCCATGCGGTGCCGGTCGGCAGCAGCGAGCGGAGAAGGTCGCGGTACTGTTCAGGCGTCTTGCGCATCCATCAGCTCCAGGTGAACGAACCGACCACCGGGATCTCGCCGGTATCGGCTTCGACGTTGGCGGCGGGGGAAACGAGAACGTGGTCGCTCTCGCCGGCGGCGATCGAGATCGCCTCCCGGATATGCGAGATCAGGATAGTCCCGCCCGGTTCGGCCTCGCGGCGGAACAGGTCCGCCAGCTCTGCCTCGATCGCGGCCTGGACGGCAGAGGTTGACGGCGACAGGCCGGATATCTCGAAGTTCACGGTCAGGGCCACCGGCGCCGCGACGGTGACGTCCGCCGTGACCGGCCGGACGAGATCGATCGCCGCCTGGACGGCGGCCACGTCGGCTGACTGTGGAATGCCGTCCGCATAGGTGTCGTACATCATGAAGCGGACAATGACGGTGCCGAGCCCCATGCCGAGAGGCTCGATCCAGCCGTTCGTCACCTCGATGCCGTGGAGTTCCTGGTCGAGCACCCATTCGAGATAGTCGAATTTCGCCCCGCCATGCGGCGGCTGCTGGATCCGCGCGATGACACGCGCCCTAAGTGATGTGTCGGTTTCGGCTTCGGCGCCCTGGGTGAGACCGCCGGCGGAGACGGCGGCCGCGCTGGAGACGCCGGAGACTGGCGAAGCGAAGCTGAGCGCGACCGCCGCATCGGCATTGCCCGCGGACCCGGCCTCGGCCGCGGTCACGGCGGCGGTCGCCGTGCCACTCGCGATCGTCACCTCGGCCGAGGTCGTGTATTCGGCGCCGTCGCTCCGCTGGAGTGTCGTTCCCGCCGGGATGATTGACCCGTTTGTCCCCGTGAACGTCACGTTCCCGGTCGCCGCGATCGCCGGCCGGCGGATGACATCCCAGATATCGGCCCAGCGGTCGAGGATCTCTTCATCGGCGGTATCCGGCAACGGCTGGCGGCTGATCCAGGACTGGAAGTCGAACAGCTGGTGCACGATGCCAGCCAGGGCGCGGGTGATGACAGACAGGAACGAACGCCGCAGCCCGGCCTCGGCGCCGGGGATGTCGGCTTCGACATCGGCGCGCATCTGGCTGTTGAGCTCGGAGAGCGTCGGCCGGGTAAAAGGCATCAGATTGCCTCCCAGAGATGGTTGAAGCTGAAGGTCACGGCGCTGCCATCCGGGCGGCGGATACCGATACCGATGGCGAGCCGGTCGCGTCCCTGGCGCTCGACCTCGATATCGACCTTGTCGGCGATGCCGTCATCGATGAGCCACTGCAGCGCTTCGGAGCAATATTCGCGCGCCCGGCGCAGGACTTCGGGAACGGTCTTCTCCCGGCCGAGCAGCCAGAGGCGGCTGCCGATCTGGTCGTTCTCCTCATCGGCGAGCATGTCACCCCACCAACCGCGGCGATCGTCGCCGGCGCCGGCCGGCAGGGCGTCGTCGTCCCTGGCGCGGCGATCGGTGAACAGGCTGATCACGACGGCGGTATAGAGGCTGTCGTCGCCAGCAAGGTCGGCGTTGACGAGCTGAAGGTCGCCGGAGAGCGTCGGTTCGGACCAGGCAATCAGGACATCCATCACAGACCCTCCGGGTGATCGCTCGGGATATGCGGCAGATCGAGGCCGTGCTCGGTCGAGGTCGAGGTATGGGTGTCGGTGTAGCTGTCCGTATGCCAGGCGGTGCCGCTCTGCCAGGTCTCGCGGCTGCCCTTGCCGTGCACGTCGGTCTGGACGGAGGTCTTGCCGTGGATCTCGATCTGATCCGCCTCGAGGCGGAGAACGCCCTCGGTCCGGATCAGGATGTTTTGCGGGCTGTCCATGAGGATGCCGTTGCGCTTCAGGTGCACCTTCTGGCCGAGATCGTCATAGACGGCGACCTCGCCACCGGCGAGGCCGGTCAGGCGGTAGCGGCGGTCCTCGACGGCGATCACGACGCTGTGCGCCCGCTCGCCGGCGAGCGCCAGGAACACGGTCTCGGCGCCGGGATGCGGAACGGAGGTGAAGCCGTATTCCTGAAGCCGTTCGACATCGTCCATCAGCTCGCCGGCGAGCGCCGCTTGCTGGATCACCTGAAGCGCGCCGGTATCCGTCACGAGCTTCACGATTCCCCGGCCGACCATGAGCATCACGCGACGCTTCAGCGGTGCGATGTACTTGGAAAGAACGCGGATCAGCTCACCCATGACGCCTCCTCGGCCGCGACCGGCGGCTCGGGCTTGAAGGCGTCGGGCAACCGCAAGGTGAGCGAGGCCAGGTGGCCGCGGTTGTCATAGGAGAGGCCGACAGCCGTGATCAGCATGACCGCATCGATGTCGAGCCAGTCGTCGAACAGGCGGACCAGCTGGTTCGGCTGCCAGAGCCGGCCGCTGCCGTTCTGGAACCACCCCTGCTTCAGCACCGTGACCGTCCGGGAACGCGCGGCCCGGACGTTCGCTTCCCAGGCCGCGCGTCCGCCGGCGCTGCCTGCCGTCGAGGCATGTTCGGCCATCAGGACAAGCGGCCGATACCGCCCGATCGAGCGGTCCTGGGCATTTGCCGAAACGCGCAGGGTCGTTTCCGGCTCTGCGTCGGGAAAGCCGGCGGCCTGGGACTTCACGGTATAGACGGAGAAACGGTCGCGGTGGTCATACTCGCCGCTCGCCTCGAGGATGTTGCGGCCGCGCTGGAGATTCTCTGTCGCGTATTCGCCTTCGGTTGCCCGGACGAGGGTGATCACCCCTGCAGGATCACAGACCGGCAGCACGGACCTTGCGCGGCAGGCGCGCTCGATCGCCTCGAACGCCGTCTCCCCTTCCTCGAGGCGGAACCGGGCGAACTTCTCGGGAATGCCGGTCAGGCTCCGGACGGTCAGGCCGAAAGGTCCGGCGATTTCCTGGACGATCTGCCGGAGGGTCCGGTCGCGCCATTCGCCCGGCTCGTTGACCGCCGAGCAATCGACCAGGTCGCCGGCGAGGTCGCGGCCGTCGATCGAGACGGTATGATCACTGTCTGAATAGGAGACGGCGACCTTGTCGACATAGCCGACGAGAACCGGCTCTCCGGTCGAGACGATGTCGAGGCGGCAGGAATCGCCCGGCTTGATTGCGAGCCTTGTCTGCTGACCCGGCCAGCGTTCGGCAATCCCCAATGTGAACCTGGCGGCGATCGCTTCCATCGACCTCGATATCGAGACCGACTTCCAGCCCTCGTACTTCCTGCCGTTGACCGTAAGACGGATGTTAGACATCGCTCAGTGCCTCGAAAGAGCTGCCGCCAGGAAGGAAGCCCGGATGGCGCACGCCGTTGAGCGCCTTGATCTCGTCGGCGCGCGTGGCGGTGCCATAAAGACGGTACGCCGCCAGGAGCGTGGACTGAGCTGCTGCGGGCTGGATAGACACGATTCGCGCCAGCCGCGGCGCGCGCGCCGAAAGGTCCGACAGGGCGGCGGTGCGGACCGCCCGCAGCGACTGGAAGATTTCCCGGTCGCCGTTGTCGGATGCCGTAACAATCTCCGTCTCGAGAAGGCTCTTGATGGCCTCTCTGGCAGCTTCCAGCGCGCCGCGATCGGGATAGACCGCGGCGACGGCAGTCCGGGTGGCGGCGGCCACGATGGTACGGCTCACAAGCCGGGAGAGACTTTCCTGATTGGCCGCCTGCAGGAGTCGGGTCGCCGTCGTGGTCGGCACTGCCGGCAAGGATGCGCCGAAGGATGCGGCGCTCGTCAGGGTGTCCAGGGCGGTGGAGGTGCCGTATGCGGTCGAGACCAGCGACGTGATTCGGGACGCGAGATCCGCCGGAGTCAAAACCAGCGACGGAAGGTCTGCCGTCATGAGTGACGCGGCCGCCGACAGCGCCCCATTCACGCCGGGCAGAGTGGCGATCAGGCTGTTGACCGTGGTCTCGGCAGCTTCGGCGACAAAGGCCGGCAGACCGGTGACGTCGAAGGATGATGCAAATGATGTCTCGGAAACCGCGACCAGGTTGTCCGCCGCGGCCGCCGCTACAGCCGCCGTATCCTCGGCGGTCGCCGGATAGGTGTTTTCGCCTTCCTCGATGAACTTCAGCGAGAAACGAACCATCCGGCCTTCGTCGATCCGCTCCGAGTACCGGCATTCGGTGCAAAAGACGGTGCGGGTTCCGGAAAAGGGATGGACCAGCTCGCCGGCGCCGCTGCGGCTGCAGGCGTCGATCAGCTCGTCGCGGGCGGCGATGTAGTCGTCGCCGACGATGTAGGCCTCGATATCGAATTCGGAGATACGCCGGCCGAGATCCTCGACATAGGGCTTGTCGCGGCCGGGGAACTCGTGCACCGCGACGCGGCGGCCGCCGTCGCCAGAATTGTGCGCCGGAACCTTGAAGGGCACTCCCCTGAAGGATGCCGGGCGAAGTTGATCTTTCCAGCTCACGGCACTAGATTCCCGGTCATGAACCCGTCACGCATCAGTCTTCCCGTACCGCTCAGGATAGCCACCGGCGTCACCTGGACCGCGGTTGTTGCGTACCTGTTCGGGATGGAAAGCATCCCGGCCATCCTGACCCTCGGCGGGATCGCCACCGCCCTTTCCCTGGTCACGCTGCGCTGAACCCTCATCACGGCGCCATCGCGTAGCCGACATCGGAAATCAGCGAGAGATCATCACCCTTCTTGCGGACCGTCTCGACACGCGTCCCTTTCGGCGCATCCGGGATCGATATCCGGAGCTCTCCCGAGAACGACGACTGGTTGCCGGGCGCCAGGGCAGTCGGCACCGCGCTCGCCGCTGGCGCAACTCCTCCGGCGTCGGACAACCCCGACATCCCGAGCTTCTCCAGCCAGCTTTCAGGCAGGAATGAGAGGGTCTCTTTCAGCGTGCCGACAATCCAGTTCATGAGATCGGTGAAGGTCTGCCGCACACCCTCGCCAAACCCGCCGATCCACTCACTGCCGATCGCCATGAGGTCTATCCCGAACAGGTACTTGATCAGGCCGTTGACGGCGTCGATCAGGATAGAGACCGGGTTGAAGTTCTCGATCAGCTTCATGATGCCCTGGATGAAGCCCTCGTCGAACGCGGCCGTCACCTCGTTCCACAGCTTGCTGAAGTAGGCGGAAATCTCCTCCCAATTCTCATATAGCAACCATGCGACAGCGATCACCGTTGCGATGCCGGCTATAATCCAGCCTACGGGCGTCGACATGATTGCAAGTCCGAGAGCACGGACGCCACCAGCAGCAGCCTTGAGAACGGGTGACAGTCGGCCGAGACTGCCGATCAAAGATGCAGCAGCGCGACCGCCAAGGAGCAACATCTTTCCCGCAGCAAACAGCAGGGCGCGGCCGAATATGAAGACCGGACCGATCGCACCGACGATGCTGGCAAGTAGCTTGCCAGCGAAAAGCCCCATCAGCACCTGGCCAGCACGCTCCCAACCAATCGTCAGCTCAACCGCCCAGGCAAGCCAGCCGACCAGTGTTCCGACAACGGCCGTTGTCGTACCCATGCCCGACACAAGCGCCGGCAGCACTTCCTGAACCGCTGCCAGCCCGCTTTGAAACGCCTCAAGTATCTCAGGCCGCGCCTCGATGGCGACTTCCTGGAGCCAGCCGACAAACTCGGTCAAAGGCGGCATCAGTTGGTTTGCGAGGATGAAGCCAATATTCGAGAGAACGCGTGTGAGACGTGAAACTGAATCGTTGAAGACTTCTGCCTGGCGAGCCTGTTCCTCGGTGATTATGCCAAGACGTTCGGCCTCTTTCCCGGACGCCCGCATGACATCTGCACCGCCTTTCAACGCGTTGATCAGGTCTACACCTGACCGGCCAAACAAGTCCTGCGCCATCGACACTCGGGTAACCGGATCCTCGATCCGCGACATCGCATCCGCGACCTCGTACATCAGGGTCTCGGCATCCTTCATCCTACCGGAGCCGTCCGTGACCGATATCCCGAGATCCGCAAAGGTCTCTCTTGCGGCGCCCATACCCTTAGATGCCTCGCCCGCGGCGTTGAGCAGGAAACGCAAGCTGTCATGCAGCGAGCCGCTGGCGACCCCACTCAGCTCGGCGTGATGCTCCAGCCGCTGCAGCGCCTCGATGCCGACCCCGAGCTTGTCGGCGGTCTTGGCAATCACGTCGCCGGCGTTGGCGAACTTCTTGACGAAGGCAAAACCGCCGCCGGCGGCGAGGCTGAGAGCGCCGGCAACCTTACCGGCTTCGAGAGCGGTCTTGCCAAGTGCCTTCGCCGCGGGACCGGCGGTCTTCGCCACCTCGTCCAGCCCGGTATCGCGGGACAGCTGACCGATCGCCTTGGCCATCTTGCCGGCAGGCGCGCTGATCCTGTCGATCGCCTGGAAGATGAGCTTCAGATTGAACTCGGTCACCGGTCACCTGTTGCCGTACAGCTGCTTGTTGATGCGAGCGGCCGCCCTGTGCCATTTCAGCAGCCGGGCGACCGTCATGCG